AAAGAGGCCCTAGATAGGGTTATCAATGGAACCAAGGAGGAGCGTGTATTTTTATGTGAACAGTCTTTCTTACTGTTTGCGATATATTACTACTCTGAGTATTTTAAGTACGCTATAGCTCCTTTTCATAAGGATTTTAATAATGACCTACATGATCTAGTAGATGGGAACATCAGAGAGGTAGCCTGGATAGCATTTCGAGAGAGTGCCAAGACTTCATACGCAAAGATATTTGTCTCGTGGCTTATCTGTTACGACAAACGTCGATATATCAACGTTGATAGTTTTGATAGGGAGAACGCCGAACGTATCTTGTTTGATGTAGCCTTTGAGTTATCTAATAACAAACGACTAAGGGCAGACTATGGCCAGTTGTTCTCTAGAAAAAAGGGTATTGATGAAGTTAAACAAACAAGGATCAATAACTTTGTCACCGAGAATGGTATTCGTGTTGAGGCCCACAGTACACAGGAGAGTGTTAGAGGTCGTATCCACCTCAATCAACGACCTGACTTCTTCTTGTTTGATGATATAGAGACCAACAAGACAAAGGATAGCGAGGCGTATACTAAGCAGGTCCGAGATCATATCACCGAGGCTCAATCTGGTATGTCACCGAATGGAGTAATTTTATACTTAGGTAATTACATTACAGAATATGGGAACATCCAATGGTTAATGGATAGGGCAAAGACTGATGATGGTATCCGGATCAGAAACATACCTGTCATGGTTGATGATGTCCCAACATGGCCAGCTAAATATGCTTTGACAGATGAAGAAGCAGAGGCAACAGGTAAAGTGTCTATTGAAGATAAACAGAAGCAACTAGGCTCATTAGTATTTAGTTACGAGATGATGAATCAACCTATTGATGATAGCCTTACAGAGTTCAAAAAGGATTTTATACAAACCATTACCGAGAATGAGGTTAGGCAAAAAGATGTATCTTGTTATGTGACGATTGATAGTGCTGTCAGCAAAAAGGAATCAGCCGACTATACAGGTATTACAATCAATCGTGTTGATGTTAACAACAAGTGGTATATCAAGACCTATAGGCTCAAGGTTAACTCTAAAGAACTAACGGACCATATCTTTTATATACACAAGACTTACAGCCCACAGTTTATTGGTTTAGAGGAGACTACCTTTACTATGGCTATTGAACCTTTTATTCAGGATGAGATGAGGAAGCGTAATATCTACTTTGTCATTACCCCTGTAAAGCACAGAGGGGTCAATAAGGAGACAAGAATACGTGGACTGATACCAAGATGGGAAAGCAACTCAATCTTCCTTGTAGACGATAATATGGAGCTATTAGACGAGATGAGAACCTTCCCTAGAGGTCGCTTTGATGATGTTGTAGATAGTTTAGCTATGCAGTTACCGCACGCCAAGAAGCCTTATAAACCGCCCAAGATTTATAACCTACGTGGAGACAATGAGTCTAACCCAGCTCTATAGCTTTGACTTATTTTTCAGATATAGGATAATATACATATGATTACAAAGTCCCCTACTAAGCCTGTCAAGAAGGCTATCTCAAAACCTTTGAAAAATAAGGCTTATAAACTATTTATGAAGTTCAATAATCAAGAATTTAAGTTTGACACGGACGATCTATCAGAATCAATAACATCAGTAAAGCCTTTTAACCTCAAAACAAAGGTCTATTTCCATGTAGAGAAGGACGGAAAAGTATGCGAGAGAACCTTGTTTGTATTGGCTGCTAAAAGAATGTGGCGTACAGATATAGGAATGATGGTTTTTATGAAACACCTAATTTACAAATAAAATATGAAAGAGGTTTACGAATATATAACAAAAGAGGAGAACGCCTGGAAAACGACACGTATTCCATTGACCGGATCAAAGGATTGGAACATGAGCGAACATATCGAGCGGTGTACTAATGTAGCAAATGCTTGGTTCCATTCAGGGAAGAACGACAACAAACGACCATACGATGATATTGTCTCACCTATTATAAACGTAGCTTTTAGGACAGAAGGCTTTGATGTAAAGGATATTGTTCCTTTTGTTGATGATATAGACCAGAACTACAAATCATTCATTGTTAAGAAGCGACACCCTAAGTGGGCCAGAGATAATAAGATTGATGACTTCATTGACGAGGTGGTAGAGACATCTGTTATTTATGATCTTGTTCTATTGAAGAACGTCAACGAAGTTAAGCCAGAAGTTGTTGACCTAAAAACAATCGCCTTTTGTGACCAGACAGATATATTGTCCGGCCCTATCTGTATTCGTCATTACTACACACCGGCACAGTTGAGTGCAATGACTAACTGGGATGCTGACAAGATCGAAGAGGCTATTGTCATGTCTAAGGCAGAGAAGAAGAACTCCAGCTCTAACGACAAAGAAGCCAAGACACCAGGTAAATACATTGAGGTATATGAACTCAAAGGAAGTTTACCTGAACACTGGATAGATGAGGGGGGTAATCCAAACAAGTATTCAAACCAGATGCACATTGTTTGTTTCTACAAGTCAGAGGATGGAGGTAAGAACGGTATTACTTTGTTTTCTGGTAAAGATAAGCCACTAGACGAGGTATACAAAGCTCTAAAGATCGACACAGTACGAAGTAAGGGCCGAGCATGTGGGCGTTCTATTGTCGAGAGTCTCTTTGACCCTCAGTTATGGACCAACTACTCCGGGCTTAAGATCAAAAAACTACTTGATGGAGCTGTTACTTTGTTTGTTACAGATTCAACCGAACTAGAAGGTCAGAAGCTATCAGACCTCAAGACCAACACGATACTTAAACAGGAGAAGGGAGCTACTACCCAGAAGCTAGACGGAACATTGCAGAATATGCCAGCGTTCCAGTCATACCAGAGCCGACAAGAGCAAAATGCTCGTGTTATTGGTAGTGCTTCCGAGGGCCAGCTAGGTGTTAATCCAACATCAGGGACACCATTTGCGTTGGAGCAGGCAGTTATTCAACAAAGTGAGGGTATTCACGAGTACCGACAAGGAAAGATTGCTACGTTCTTTGCTGATACTCTATATCCAGAATGGATACTACCTTGGCTGGTCAAAGACCTTTCAAGTGGTAAAAAGTTCAGCGAGGAGCTTACTCTGGACGAAATGATGGAGATTGGAGATCAAATCGCACGTAACGAAGCATCAAAGAAGATCAAAGCGATGATCCTAGACGGCAACATCATCAATAAAGAGGACAAGGAACAGATGATTGAGCTTATCAAACAGGAGTTTGTACAAGGTGGTAGCCGTAAGTTCTTTGAAGTTATTGAGGGTGAGATTGAGGACATTCCAATGTCTGTTTTCATCAACATCAAGGGTAAGCAAAAGAACATGGCACGTGAGGCAGATAAACTGTCACGATTGATTAGCAATGTATTACAGAACCCACAGGCATTTGCACAGATTCCAGGTCTAGGGAAGCTATACAATCAGTTGCTAGAAGAAAGCGGTATGAACCCAATAGACTTCACGCCTATAATGAACGCAGAGGTGGCTACGGAAGCCAAGAAACTAGAGTCACCAGTATCAAAACAAGAGTTACAAGCTAATCAATAATATATGGATTTCTTAACTGATATCGAAAAGGACAAATTAATCAATTTCAACAATGACGAGGTTCTAGTTGAAGCGGTGCGTAAAGTGTTACTCGCATCTATTTACGAGAACGGAACACTACGAAAAGGAAAACCATCCGATCCATTAAAGAATGGAGCATTGTCACTCGCTGCCTTGGCCAGCCAGGGTAAAGTGACGAATGAAGAGCTTGGGGAAGACTTGCGAGGTCTTTTTCAGGGTATTCAATTATTAGAGTCTGGATTAAGGGAAATTGCTAAACTCAAGAAAGAGGAAGCAGAGGCTACCGAAGATTCAGTAAACGAAGCACTATAATGTCAAACTACGCAAACATAACCGCATCAGCAGCGGTAAAGACGGGTACAGGTATGTTGGTTGGTATGTACATCAACTCAACAAACGCAGGAACAATTAAGCTAAACGATGGGACAAGTGGAACAGCGAGTGCCGGTGTTAAGGCTACCCAAACAATTACAGCATCAGGTGTATTCTCTGATACTGAAACGGTTACAGTTGGAAATACTGTATATACAATGGTTACGGCTTTATCGTCAGCTACTTACGAGGTATTGATCGGAGCAAGTGCAGCCGCTTCTTTGGATAACATTAAGTCAGCTATTAACGGTACAGCAGGAGAAGGAACAACATATAGCTATGGTACAGAAGCACATACATCTGTTATCGCTACAACAAACGCAGCTACAACGCAGGTTATCGAGGCAATCAGTCTTGGAACTGCAAGTAATGCTATAGCAACTACCGAAACAGGTGCTAACTCAGCATGGGGAGCAGCCACGATGACTGGTGGAGTTGATACTAATATCCTAATGAACAACACGATCACACCGGCTATTGGATATCACGAACTTGGGGATACTAGTTTCGTTAACGGTTTGTACGCGACTATCGCTGGTACAGCTCTTGACGTTACTTTATATTTCAAGTAGGCGTGGTATAATATTATTATTCGAGATGTGGGACTCTGACAAACACCCACTTAACTACTAGACCATCACTATGGCAAACGATGAATTAACTCCTGACGTAGAGCAGGATGACAACGAGGAGATCGTAGAAGCGTCGGAGGGTGAGACCGAAGAAGCTAAAGAGAAGGATTGGAAAGCAGAAGCTAAAAACTGGCGTAAAGAAGCCTTTACTGCCCGAAAAGAGCTAAAAGCAAGCCAAACAAAAAAAACAACCAAACAACCAGATGATTTAGGTTATGGAGAAAAGGCTTTCTTAAAAGCCAGTGGACTCGTAACAAAAGACGAGATTTCATTCGCCCATGACTTTATGAAGGATACAGGTAAAGACATTGAAAGCACTTTAGATAGTAAGTACTTCCAGGCAGAACTCAAAGAAATGCGAGAACTCAAGGCCACAGAAGCCGCTACACCATCGGGAACAAAGAGAGCTGGACAGTCTGCAACCGATCAAGTCGATTACTGGCTCGCTAAAGGTGAACTTCCACCAGCATCAGAACGTGACCTACGACAAAAAGTAGTTAACGCTCGTATGAAGAAGGAGGGCAGCTCAGGAGTATTCTATAATTCGTAGTCATTTGGTTGATTTACTAATAATCAACTACCAAAATGGCAAATACAATCGTATACCAACAGGAATGGGAAACTAAACTACAAGAACGACTTTCAGATAACAACAAGTGGAAGGAAGTTTGTCGAGTAGACTACACAGACACAAAAGTACTACACAACCCGTACGACACTGATGCTGTTGTACAGTCAGGAACACGTGGATCAGCTTACACACACCAGAACGTTACTTTGACAGACGAGAGCGTAGACATTACTACATTCTCAATCTTGCCACAGCTAATTGACCGTGCCGACCTTGCACAACAGACCTTTGTAAACCAAATGGAACTTGCATCATCTCAAGGTATTCTTCTAAACGAGTCTATCGAAACTGCTATGCTCGCAGCCCACGCACAGTGGACTAACTTTGACAACACAGCTATCGGAGGTGCTGCTGGAAACATTACTGTTTCAGAAAGCAATATTGATGACGTTATCCGAGCTATGAAGCGAGAAGTTCGCGAAGCAGACGGGGAAGCATTGATGGATCGTAACGGAGCGTTTATTATCTGGAGAGCTGCTGACTTTGAAAAACTAGAGGCTTACGTTCAAGCACAAGGTTTCTCAACAGCCGACGGAGCTTTGAAGGATGGAACATCACAGGGATTCACCTACATGGGAGTACAGCACTTCTCATCTAACAAGCACGCAGCCGGTCACCTATTCGGAGGAGTTAAAAAGACTTTCCACCTAGGTATCTGTCGTTCAACATATGGTCAAGTTATCGTTGACAACGAGCCAGCTACATCAGGAGGAGCAGTTTCAGGTATCGGAATCGTGTCACGTGTTGACTACGCTTTCAAGGCTTGGACAAAAACTACTCCTGTCTTGTTTGACATCTTGGTTGCCTAATACTCTTAGTTACTCATTATTAATTAACTAAATAATATTATGGCAATATCAAACAGAGCATTCCCAACACTTAAGGGTCTAGGACTAGAAGCTCAATCCCTACTTGCAACAGCAACACAGGGAGCAGGTAACTCAGTTAGCCCACTTGTTAAAACAGTTGTAGTTGCTGGTGTAGTAAATGATGCAGACGATTTTATCGTTCTTCCATCACTTGCAGCAGTACCTAATGGACATCAAATCATGGTTATTGGCTCTGCCAGTTCCAACTTTGAGGTTCGTACCCCTTCCGCTTCCGCAGAAGAGATCAACTCAGAGGATTGTGACGGTACTAAAGAATACTTGTTCACTGACACCCAAATCGCTTACTTCACTAAAATCAATAGCACTATTGGTTGGATGGGTAATGGATTCTCCGCAATCGGAGCAGTTGTAACAGCAGTAGTACCCGACTAGTTTTCTAACTCTGGCCCTTATGGGGCTAGGGATTAGAAAGTTAACCCACTTCTAAAATAATTATGAAATTTAACGACACAACAGGAGGACAGGGAATCGTACAAGACACTTACTTTGAAGCAGGTGCGGATTCTATCTCGTACCCTATTGCAGATGTAACCCGTAATACTAACCAAGCGATGGAGAACGTAGTGGCCCTTAGCCTTTACGCTAGTAAGAAGTGGGACTTTGGAGACTCAAACAGAACTGACCTACCTATTGGAACGACAGACATTCTTATCAATCAACCAGATTATGAGTTCGATAGCGAGTTTCTAACTATAAAAGCCATCGAGATTGCTGACAGTAACGGTAATTGGACACGGTTACTGCCTATTGATGTTTTATCAATGGATGAACGACAAGCACTTACAGAGTTTGAAGACGTAGCAGGTATCCCACGATACTACGATAAGCTAGAGAACTCTTTCATGCTGTACCCCGTAGCTGACTATAACAGGCGTTTAGTTGAGGAAAGTGAGGCTGGTATCAAGGTTTACTTCCAACGCCGCTTAGAGGACTTCACAGTGTCCGACACGACCAAAGAGCCGGGCTTTGCCAAGCACTTACACAAGTATATTCCTCTATACAACGCTTATGTTTATGCTGCTGCTAAAGAGCTATCAAAGGAGACTAGTCTAGCTAAAAGGATCGAAGACTACGAAGGCAACAAAATGAGAGGTGGTAATAAGATTGGCTTTATTGAACTTCACGCTTCCCGGAGAGAGATTGATAACCAGATGGTATTAGAATCAGAACCAGTAAACCCACTATAATATGGCTACCGTTTGGAACTTAATTAAAAAGTACGCCTCACAAATAGGCTTTACATACAACGAACCAGGTAAGACTTACAACGAGGTGGGTGTTACTTACTCTGGCAAAGTTAAAAGTACATGGAACTATCAGAATAAATCATAAACATGGCAATCAATTTCCCTCAATCACTTGATACACTAACAAATCCGACTGGCACGGAGCTACTAGAGAACGCTACCGCAGCACTAGACCATGCTGTCCAACATTCAAACGCTAACGATGGCGTTGAAGCATTACAGGCTAAAGTGGGTATTGATAGCTCGGCTGTTAGTACTTCACATGACTATAAGCTTGGTGACGTTGCTACTGGTGACAAGGCGGTCTCATTAACTGGTACTGAAACACTCACGAACAAGACACTAACATCGCCACAAATTGATTTTGGTTCTGATGCCGGCGGTGATCTGTCTATTCGTAGTGCCGGGGGTGTTACTGAACGACTTGGTATAGGTTCTACAGATCAAATCTTGACTGTTGCCGGTGGATTGCCTACATGGGCAGCTAACCCTGCTGCTGCTTCCGCCTCTACGACCGTTGAAGGTATTGTAGAGCTTGCTACTACAGCCGAAACAACCACTGGTACAGATACAACACGAGCAGTGACCCCTGACGGCCTACACGACATGACATCTCTAGCAGGTGCTACATGGTTCCTAGATGAAGATACTCTAGCTACAGACAGTGCTACCAAAGTAGCCTCACAACAATCAATCAAGGCTTATGTAGACACGCAGAAGCAGACGCTAATAGAC